CCTGTATTGCTGTTGCAGGATCAAGCGCATACAGCAAATCTTCAAAATGCTGTTTTTTTCCCATTACCGCACCAGATACCGCTTTATAGGCCGGCGCATTAACATCCAAAATTTTATCAACCAAAACAGCTTTGGTTATACCGGGTCTATTGGCAACAATGCCATCAAGCGTAGGTGTTAAAGCAGTGTTATCCAATCGCCACGCATTGGCTTCTTCTTCTTGTGTTTTGAATGTATCAATTTCATATTGAAGATAACTATTCGTTATCAATGAAAAGGCTTGCTTTGCAATCGAATTAATTTCATCTTGCTTGGCCATCGCCGCCACATTAAACCCAAATGGCTGATCAATAATTTCAGCCTTACCATCTGCCACATCAATCATTATTTGATTGTAGTGCCTGTTCCGTGGATCTATTGGGATTGTTTTGCCATCCAATTCAAGATTGTTATCATCTATTTTTATATATGTGATCATTAGTTACCCTTTACAAGTTTGCATCTAAATAGAGATCGGTCACCTTAAATGCCACCGCGGTACCATCCGAATCCGTGATCGCGCTGGCTGTAAACCTTAAACGCACGTCACTTTCGGTTGCTGTTGCTGCAAGCGATGTTCCCGTTTTGCTACCCGCCGCCCATTGATATGTCACAGCACCAACACTAGCTGTTGGTACAGCTCTCATTGTCACAGGAAGATCAATTCGACTTCGGCAAGTTCGTCCTGAATCGAATCGAACCCCGACCCCCCATTCACTTTGGTTAATTTTGAATGCAAAACGTTGACACAAAGCGAGTTCAAGCCCATACGGTATTTTTTGAAATTCAGTGCTAACACTGCCAGTTTCCAATTTGACTTTCGATAATGTGCCCGCGCCAAATTCAACAGTTAGATCGGCACCGCCTGTCACACCAGCGGAAATGGGACTGTCTGCATAACTTCCAGCAGCAATTTTTCCCTGTGAGGTGCCAACCCAAGACAAGGTCATTGTTTGAGTTAGAAGATCTAAACCTTCAACAACATGCTGCAAAGCACCCGCCGTGATGGTTAGCGTTGTGACCCCGGCACTGGTTGCAAAAGTATAAGTACACCCGCTTGCGCCGGCTTTAAATTTATCGTGCCCATGCTCACCCGCAGCCAGCACCACGGTGCCTGTCACTTCAAGCTGATTAACAGCAAAATTACCATTAATAATATGGTTCATTTTGACAGCAGCTAACGCATTAATTGCCTGCTTTACGCGTTGCGCAGTCCATGATCGTGCGATGGTCGCTGTTCCTAATTTTGCTGCGGCCTCGGTCACTACATTTGATTTTAGTAAGTATTGAGTATGAGGATCACTATCAGCCAAATGATCAGCTAAACCGTCAGAATTAACCCGTGCATCTGTCACACTGCCATCAGCCGCAATATCAGCAATTTTCGTCACATAATGATTAAAACCAAGTCCGTCTGTGTAATCAGTATGACCAACCGCATCAATGGTAAAGCTGACCACTGCTGACACATCAGATATATCACCCTGCAAGCTAACATCTAACCAAACCGATGCCGGTGGTCCTGCCGCCGTTATTTCTTGTGAAACAGCCGAGGCAATACGAACACCGCCCACATAACCAATCCCCGGCAATACATCATAAGTAGTGGTGGCACCTTGGCGAACCACTTGCCATCCAAGGCCAAAAAAACCTTCATGGCCATAAACGTCATAATTCGATAACCGTTCACGCTCATCAATGCCGTGCAATCGTGCATTAAAATCGATCTGCCATGTTTCAGCCGACACCGCAATTGCCGTGGTCGCTTGAATACCCGAATAGGCAATCAAGAAGCTTTTCGATAAATTATTCCCCGGCACCGCACCATTATTGGCACGTTTTTGAATAACGGGCGTGTATTCAACCGCAATCAATTCACCTTCATCATCAAGCAATCCAAGCCAGTTAAAATCATAATCGCCAAGGCTAGAATCCATCACTAATGAATACACCACCTGATTAGTATTAACATAACCAGACTTAGTGACCGGCAAGGTGGCCATAATGTCACCCGCATCGGGCATAGCCTCAATGCGGTTAACCGGTTCATTATCAGGATCTAAACCATCAATATTCGCCAGCACAAAACTGACAATATTTAGTGTTTGTTCTGCCCCCTGTTTGGCGGCGATTTGGTTTTCACCATCAGTTGTTATGAATCCCATTTCATGTCCTCATTAAAGTTTTGCAATCGCTAAATTCCAAGCATTACCTGTTGTTTTGTTTTCAATGGTTGTTGTGGCCAGCCATGGTGGTTCGACCTGTTTAGCTGTGAAAAACCACCATGTATTTCCCGTAGTTTTAACGTTAACTATTGTTGTGATTGGTGTAATAATCTGCAATTGATAGCGCCGACAAGTGCGGCCATACTTCTCAATAATATGCATCAACAGATCGGTGTTTTCGGCTAATTGTGAATTAGATAAACGCAGCAAAATTACATCCCAATCCACCGGATCAACCCGTTCATCAATTTCTAAATAGCCAATGCCAAGTCGCGCAAAGATACGAATAAAACCCGCCTTACTACCGGCATCTTGTGAATTGATCAGGGCATATTTCACCCGCAAGCGATATAGGCTTTCTGGCTCGGTTTTAAAGCGTTGAATATCACGTTGCCACGCCAACAAATTCAAAATACCGACGGTACACGTCAACGGATCTAATTGACCCAATGGCCACCGCATCCAATCTTCAACCCGTTGCCACCATGCCTTGGCCGCAACGGTTAATTTTTCGGTTTGATCAGCACTTAGCCAAAAAGGTAACTTAATGTCGATCATGAAATAGAAGCCTCTTGCATGTTCACCGTTAAGGTGTTCAACCGTGCCACCCATAAGGCAGACACAATATCGGCCAAATCAAAATCAACGCTGTGCAAATCGGCAAATTCAGTGTGCAATTCTTTATCAAGCTGAGAAAATGAAAACTGATCATAGGGCTTGGTTTGTGTCGGTAAATACAAGGTGTTTTCACGAAATGCAGCACTAACAAAGGTATCCACATCGCTTTGCAGTTGGGTAATTTCAGCAGCCGATAAAAAGGGTTTATGCCACACCGTCACCACCAAGTCTTGGTTTTGTTCTGGCATTTGATAAACGATTAAATCATCGCCATGGCCATGATTGCCATCATCCGTAATGTAGTTATTTATATCAGCAAGATATTGTGTAACGGGCGCGCTAAAATCGAACAATACAAAGGCGTTTGCCGTTCCCGGTCCACGCGGTGCGTCATGTTCAAACCAAATCGCATCAATCGCCACACTGGGGAATTCAGCAATTAACGCCCGATAAACCGCATCGGTATGAAAATCACTCGCAGTGCCAAACTGGTTACGAATACGGCCTCGCAAATCATCGTCACTTTCTTTATCTGCACCCGGCACAACCAGCCATGTTTCGTCATTAGTTACGCCAGTAATATTACCAATCGGCACCGGCAAAACAGCGTAATAACCCGCCGCCAAATTAAAAGCCGCACCAGCTTCAACCGCTTCAACTGCCACATCAACCGTGCTTAAACCGGGCAAAAAATCAGTATCAGTCAAAACCCTAAGTTGATATATCGTGCCGTTTAAACTTGGTGTTTGCACCAATGTGCCAGCCGGGAGCGATGTTGCTGTTGATACACTGTCACGCGTAAACGTCACCACACCTTTGGCGACAACTTCTGGTTTTCTAACCAAATCAACACCATCAGCCAACAATTCCAAAAACGTACCAGTGGCATATTTCACAAAGGCATTAGGCAAAACCGTTTTGGCTAAAAAATCAATCATCCACAAAGCAGGTTTAGTGATCATCGCCGTAATCACCCGCCAAAATGGGCTATACGCATTATCGTTATTTATCGTGCTACCAGAATCAACAATGTCCTGTTTCCATTGGGCATCTAACTGCTCTTTAGTAGTTGGAATGCCACCCTGTTCTAAAATTTTATAAAAATCAACATCAGGCATGTTATGCACCCACTTCTATTTCGGTTGCACCATATTTATAGGTGTCAGCAGTGACAAAAAACGTTTCCACATCGGTACGTTCAATTTCAACCGTGCCGGGGATCAATCGCTTGTCTTCTTCAATCATCAAAATCAGCTTTTGCACATTTGCATCCACTTTGATGTCGTCGCGCTGGCCTATAACTTCCACCATCAACCCGCTATCACGGATCAAATGTTTAATGTCCTGGGTAATGCAATCTAAGTCATAAATTAATTTTGGTTCACCGGCCACATCCAATACCAAATCATCATCATCAAAATATAAATCAACATAATCATGTTCTGGCATAACTACCCCGCTGCCCACTCAAGTTCATTCGCAAAAGTTTGGCCACTCATAGCATTGCCATGATTTACCACTGTGATGTCACCTACCGATCGACTGTTATTAGTATTCGCGTTTGATATGGCGTTCATCACGCCGCCACCGGGCACAAAATTGGCCGAGTTTTGTTTCAAGCTATCAGGAGCCGCCACAGGTTTTGGCGCATCACCCACGCCGATATTAATACCGGGGATCAGGTTTATTTTTTCAATCAACCAATCAATGCTGTCACCCACAAAAGCAAACACATCAACACTGCCGATCCATTTCTTAAATGCCGCCCACCACTGTGGCAATTTGTCCCACACAGCAAGCACATCATCAACCAGCGAAAACAGACCGATAAATTCTAAAAACTGACCGCCCCATTCAATTAACTTTCCGGTCCAAACATCCCAATAAACCACCGCAGCGACCAACACCGCAATCAAG